AATTTATTAAAAATCCATCAGAAAAAGTGAAATTGGATGCGGTATCGAAAAATGCACCCCACATAAAAATTATTAAAAATCCATCAGAAAGAGTATAGATAACCGCTGTAAAATATAATGGATATGCAATAGGACTTATATATCAACAACTGTAAATAAAGATGCCCATGCAATAGAATATATTAAAAATCCATCAGAAAAGGTACAATTAGTAGTAATAATGAATAATTGGAAAACTATATATAACCTTAAACCTGAGTCAGCAATAACAGGCAAAGTAAGACAACTAGCAGAGAAACTAAAAAATGAAAATAAATGAAATAGTATTTCTGCTAGAAGAGTTGATAAAATAAGGAATTTATATAATTAATCATGTTGACTATATTTATAAATTAAATTACCACAATCATAGATTCTATGGTAACCACTTAATTTCATACTTTTCCAATCTTTAATTAAATTATTATTAATTTTATTTTCAAATAAAAAATAATTTTTATTTAATTTAAAATAATAGCAATTTGGATTTGTAATTCGTATTAGAATAAATCCATTTTTCTCATAAATATTATTTTTGATATTTGTCCATTTTCTATCTGCTTTAAAAATTACAGATTTTGGATTATATGTTTTTATAAAATATTTGAACATGTTATAAAAACTATCAGACGTTAAATTTGCTGTGTTCACTAATTCATATTTATTTTTAATTTTTAAAATTGATATACCAGATGTTAATTTATTATTAATTAATAAGCCTATATCTATATTTGAATTAATATTACCTTTTATAGAATTATTTTAAAAAAAAATAGATTTAATGTTTTTTGGCAAATGAATTACATTTATATTTTTTATTTTTATTTGTTTATTTAATATTATATTACATAATTTCTTTTTTATTATTTCTTTTTTATTAACCCATTCATTTTCAAATATATGAATTAAATGAATATTTTGTTTTTCACATAATTCTGTTTTGTTTAAATGATAATTTTTATCAACAGTTCTATTAATACTTTCTGAATGCCAATAAATTCCATTAAATTCTATAGCTAATTTTATATCTGGTAAATATATATCTAGTTCATATGGCTTTATTATGTCTTTGCGGCTATGAATTATTTTTTTATGGTAAATAGTTTCTAAAAATGTTCTTATTTCTAGTTCATATTTTGATCTATATTTTTTATTAAATTTAATACCAAATTCATTAAATTTAATATGAATTGTTTTAACTGATACACCCAATTCCTTGGCAATTTCAATTATTTCTTTAGTTTTATTTTTATTTTCAAGCCAATTTTTATTATTTAATTTTTTAAATGATTCTTCATTAATATGAACTTGAGAACCATGATAAACGCCATACTTATTAAATAATATTTGTTTTATTTTTTGTTTTATTTTTTTAGATTCAAAAGGAGATGATGCACCATATTTTTCTATACAAGTTTTTTTAATTTTATCTTGTATTATTTTTGATTTTATTGGAGACAAGACGCCATGGTTTTTAAAACAAGTTTTTTGTGATTTTTTAAATATTATTTTATCTTGTGTTGGCCAATTAACACCGCGTCTTTTAAAATTAGTTTCTTGAATTTTTTTTAAAATATTTTTATTTAATGTTGGAGATTTAACCCCAAACTTTTTTATCATAGTAATTTCTTGATGTTTTTTAACAATGTCAGACTTACTAGCAATATCAACTCCATATTTTTTTAAATTAGTTTGACGCCTTTTCTTTTGTATTTCTAGTTTATCTTGTTCTGATCTATTATCAATATAAAATTTTTGATTATTTCTATTGCATAAACATGATCCTATATTTCCACAAAATTTTCTATAACCTTTGAATTTAGAAGTAAACCTTTTTTTATTACCTAATGCACATGTTATATCTTTTATATCAAAATTATTTTTTAACAAATACGCTATTTCAGATATAGATAAATTATTGTTTGAAATAAAGTTCATTATTTCATTATTATTTCTTATATATTTTAACAATAAATTAAAATCAGATATGATATATTTTGGTATATTTTTAGATATATCTTTTATCGTCATTTTTATGCTTTAAATCTTTCATTGTTAGATAATTCATTTTCTATTTGTCTTGCATAGCAAGGAGCTATTCCTTTCATTTGTAAAATATCGTCTCGAATGTTTTGATTTCTCTGGATTATCAACCCTATATCTTTTTAAATTTGTTTCTTGAACTTTTTTAAAATATTTTTATTTAATGTTGAGTATATTTATAAATTAAATTACCACAATCATAGATTCTAAAATAACCTTGTGACTTTAAATAACTCCATTTATTTTTATTTTCTATACAAAATTCCTTTTTGCTATTTTTAAAATAATAATATTTTGGCTTTTCAACTTTTATTAATTTAAAGCCATATTTTTTAAATATATTATTTTTAACAGTGAACCAACGTCGATCTGCTTTAAAAATAATAGCATTTGGATTGTAATTTTTAATAAAATATTTCAATATTTTTGAAAATCCATTATATTCAATATTTGATATATTTATTATTTCATACTTATTTTTAATTTTTAAAAATGTACATGACATTATTATAGTATTATTAGATTTATTATTTAATTTAATTATTATTTTTGATTTATTAATATTTTCTAAAAATGCTATTTTTGATGATTTAATAATATTATTATTTAGTTTTAATATGTTTTTTAATTTATTTTTTATTATTTCATTTTCATAGGTCCATTCATTTTCAAATATATGGATTAAATGAATATTTTGTTTTTCGCATAGTTCTGTTTTATGTAAATGATAATTTTTATCGACAGTATGGTGTCCTCCTTCAGAATGCCAATACAATCCATCAAATTCTATTGCTAATTTTGCATCCGGTAAATATATATCTAATTCTTTTGGGGGTATAATACTTTTCGTATTTGTTAATATTTTTTTATTATATAACAATGAAACATAATTGAATAATTCTAATTCATATTTAGATTTAGGAGTAATATGAACAGGAATATTAAATTGTTTAAACCTAGAAGAAAGTGATGAAGGGCAAACTTTTAATTCTTGAGATATTTGATATAATGATTTTGTTTTATGTTGATTTTCAAGCCATATTTTATTATCTAATTTTTTTAATGAATCTTTACCTATGTGTTTTTTTTCTAAAGTGAGTTACTCCATGCTTTTTAAAACATAGTTCTTTTACTTTATCTTGTATTATTTTTGATTTTAATGGATGGTCAACTCCATATTTTTTAATACAAGTTTGTTTTCTTTTATTTTTTATTAATTCTGATTTTGATGGATGATCAACTCCATATTTTTCATAAAATGTATTCTTAATATTTTCCCGTATTTTTTTATTTTTCCAAGGATGATCAACTCCATATTTTTCTATACATGTTTTTTTAATCTTATTTTGTATTATTTTTGATTTTGCTGGATTATCAACCCCATATTTTTTTAAATTTGTTTCTTTAGATTTACGTAAAGTATCTTTTAACTTAAACACACAGTCGACGCCATATTTATTCATCATAGTACGTTTTGCTAATTCAACAGATTCTTTTTTTCTAGGTGGAAATTCACTACCATATTTTTTTAAGTTTGTTTTATATCGTTTTTTTTGAATTAATTTTTTTTCTTTCACAGATTTATTTTTTAATATGTCACTTTTGTGTGTTTTATTGCAAATACATTTACTTGGTATTCCACAAAATTTTCTATAACCAGAATATTTAGATAAAAATATCTTTTTATTACCTAATCTACATGTTATGTCTTTTATATCAAAATTATTTTTTAACAAATATGCTATCTCAGATATAGATAAATCATTATTTAAAATAAAATTCATTATTTCATTATTATTTCTTATATATTTTAACAATAACTTAAAATCAGATATGATATATTTTGGTATATTTTTAGATATATCTTTTATCGTCATTTTTATGCTTTTTTTCTTTTTCTTCCCCACATATTTACTTTAGGAGCATTTCCTTGTGCCTTAAATCTTTCATTATTAGATAATTCACTTTCTATTTGTCTTGTATAACTAGGAGCTATTCCTTTCATTTGTAAAATATCATCACGAATATTTTGGTTTCTTTTTTCTAAATTTAAAATTCTAGTAAAAGAATTACAGACGATTGACGTATAATAAGAAAATGGATTGGGCACTAAACATTTGCTTTCGTCAAATTGGAGGGATATTTGAGCTAATTGAAATATAGCCTGCCCTTTCATTTCATCTAAATAACTGTAACCTCGCCAATTTGATTTGTTACTATATTTGTCTACCAATTTAATAAGCATTTTTGCTAATTTATCTGTTATTTTACCTTTATCTAAACAAAAATGGCCATTTTTAAATCCACCAGTCCAATGTGATCTACCAACTTCTATAAATCTATTATTGCTATCAATAATAAAATGTCTAAACGGCGGGAAGTTACATTTAACATGATAGTCTAAAGGTTTTCTAGCCCTTCTAACTCTAGTTTCATCAAGAGGAATATGATCAAATTCCATAACCCGTATAACTAAATCTTCTACTTTAATTTCAGAAAAGTCAACTAAAATATTTTTGATTTCTGTTGCTTTTTTTCCTTCTTCTTTTGCTTTAGCTTTTTTTTGTTTAGTCATAATAGCTGCTTTTGATTTTCTAGCAGCTAGTAAAAATTCATCCGTAATTTCTTCTTTAGTTTGACATATTGCATCATATTGTTTATATTCAGGTCCTAAAAATTCACAAAAAGAACATTTAGATTTATGAATTTCATATAAAAAATCTTTATTGTTTAAATAGTTTACTCTTTTTTTCATTGTGTATTGTTATTCTCCCTTTATTAAGTAATATAACTTGATTTTAAAATATTTATAAATATCAGCATTTTTTATTTTTAATTTTTAAATGTTATCATTATGTTAGTATATGATAGTTTAATCCTTATGTCAAGATTGTAATATAAGTTGTATACTTAATATAAATATTAATATAATGAATATAAATGAATTAAATATTTATGAAAACTTAACTAATATGTTATATTATTTTGTTGACATTAAGATACTTAGAAAAATATTATCAACTAATACATTTAGATTAAAAACAAATATTAGTACTAATATTGATAATAAAAATATATATTATATACCCTTTTCTAATTCAAAGTTAGGAATATATCATCATTCTATATTAAAATATAATTTAGGAACAAGTATTTTAGTAATAAATCATAATAAATTAATTAAAGATGGATACAAAAATAAAGTTATAAAGTATAGAGAACCAAAAATTAAAAATGAAATAGAAAATAAAGTTTATGCTAATAAACCGTTTATTAATGACGCGAGCAAATACATAATGGAGATTCATTTATATTTTAAACAAACAAATAATAATAAAGAATTAGATGAATTTAATTTTAGAACGGTTAGACAGCTTGTGCGTCGATCCAAAAATTTTAATATACCTATATTTGTTTATAAAAATAAAGAAGATATGATATTATTAAATAAACAAAAATCAATTAAAAATATATTAAAATTAAAACCATCGTCTAAAATTAAACATACAACTTTTTATTCATCTCAATCTCCGTTTTCAGAGTTAATAGAATTACTAAACGTATCTAATAAAGAAAATTTATCAAAAAGTGCTAGAAAAAAATTATATAATATGAAATGGAGACTTAAGAATAATGATGTAGAAAATATTTCATATGAAATTAATAGCGCGCAAAAAAATTATCAAAGATCAATAGTGTCACCGCTACTTAATAAGATGAAAGAATTACATATTAATTCTTCTAAAGAATTAGTTAAATTTATCATCAATAAATTTAAATAATACAAATAATATCAAGCACTTGTTAATAAGATAAATACATGTATGAACAATTATAATAATAAAATAATAGTTTTCACCATAGGTAGATTTAATCCTCCTACTAAAGGACATGCATTTTTGATTAATACAGTAATAAAAAAATCTGTGGGTTTAAAATCTAAATATTATATATTTACTACGCAAACTCATGACCATAAAAAAAATCCATTAAATATAGATGATAAATTATTTTTTTTAAGACAAGCATTTAAAGGAGTAACGTTTATAAAAGTAACTAATGCAGAGGAAGCATTGTGTTTTTATTAAATAAAGGATATAAGCAATTAATTGTTATATTGGGTGAAGATAGAGATAAAGTATTTTTAGGGTTATTTAATTATTTTTTAAGTAATAAAGCAGTTGATAAATTTGGTAATAAATTTAAAAGCATAAAAGTGTTCAGTCTTTCAAGAAATAAAGAAAAAGGAGGAAGAGATGAATCTGCTAGTGCTGCCAGAGAAGCAGTAAAAAATAATAATTTTAAATTATTTAAAAAAATATCAGTTAATTTATCAGAAAATTTATTAAAAAAATTATTTTATCTTGTTAAAAAAGAGTTAGGTGTATAAATATGGCGGATTTTTCTAGTTTTAATGCATTAAAAGGAATACAAATAGCAGCAAACAATACTACTAGTAATAACCCAAATATTAGTAGAAGAGCACTAGAAGGGCAACAAATAGCATCTGATAGGGCAACTTCTAATAATCCAAATGTTAGTAGGAGAGCATTATCAGGAATTGCTACTGCAAAAAGTCGATTAGTAGATAGAAGAGTTAGAATACAAGCAAAAATTGGCCAAGAAGATTATATTTATGGTCCTTCTAGTAATAAGTCTAATTTAATGAGACTACTAACACCAGGATCTGGAGGAACAAATGGGTTTGTATTTCCATATACTCCAATAATTCAATACAATCAACAAGTAGACTATGATGATTTTAAATTAACCCATGTTAATTCAGATTATTTTGCATATGCTAGAACACAAACGCTTAAATTAACTATAACAGGCACTTGGACAGTACAAAATGCATGGGAAGCTAGGTACGCATTAGGTTGTATTCATTTTCTTAGAACAGTTACAAAAATGAGATTTGGACAAAGAGATTTGTTAGCGGGAACACCACCGCCTATATTAGATTTTACTGCACATGGTGATTTAATGTTTAATCGAGTGCCAGTAGTTATATCTGCATTTACAATAAATTTACCAAAAAACGTAGATTATGTATCTGCAGATGTTGATGGACCAAATGACCCTGCTATTGATATTACTTTTTTAAATAAAAAACCTAGACCAACTAATAGTCCAAATAAAGCTTGGTTACCATCTATGTTTAATATAGGTGTTACATTGATAGTTCAGCAATTGCCTAAACGATTAAGACGAGAATTCTTTTGGCCAGATTTTAGAAATGGGTCTTTATTAAAAAGAGGTGGATTTGTTTAATGAGTAAAATAAAATATAGATCAAGCTCTCCATATTTTTTAACACCACAAACTAGTTGGTTTTTAGGTAATTTTGTAAATAGACCTATTTCTCCTAGTATAGAAGATACACCTTTTGTAATTACTAGTAAATTTGAATATAGACCAGATTTATTAAGTGATAAATTTTATAACACAACTGATTTATGGTGGGTTTTTTCTGTTAGAAATAAAAATATTATAAGTGACCCTATTTTTGATATGAAGGCTGGAATAGAAATTCAAGTTCCATCTTTACAAAATGTTCAACGTTTATTGGGCCAACGTGAATTTTTATAGGTTGATATAAAATGGCTGCAATATCAAATGTTAGGTTTTCTAATAAGTCAACAGAAAAAAAATTAAGAAAAACATCTGATAAACCAAATGTATTTAATACACCTAAACATAATTCAGACTCTAGAAAAAAGTTTGATTTAGCTAAAAAACAAAAAAGAAATTCAAATACAAGTGATAAAAAAGTAGATATTAACATTTTTAATGCAGGGGCAGTTAATGTAGATAAAAGCATTTCGAATATAGTAAAAAGAAATTTAATACCTGATACTAAACCAATTGGAGATATATCTGATTTAAATAAATTACTATCGTTAAATAATACTAGAGAAAATATTAAAAAAGAAATAGGTGGTTTTACTAATAATAATTTAGATGGAAGCACAGGATTTTCTTCAACTAGTAATTCTTTAGTAGGTGATAAACCTATTGATATTAAAGCGGTAGATTTAAAATCAGATCAATTTGCTAAAAATTTTCTTGGGTTAACCCTTAAATTTTCAGAAAATATATTAAATAATTTTGATCAAATAGCTTATCATTTTAGATTTTTTATTACTCCTGATATAGGTATTTTTTCTCAAACAGTAAAACCAATAGATGTAAATAAAGTACCTCAAATTACTATAGCAGAATCTGGAATTAGTGAATTTAATATTAGAGATGTAGAAATAGAAGGCGTTATATCACCTAGTAAAATATTTCAAAACACTACTGCTACCAAGTTTACTATTAATATTGCTGAGCCAGCAGGTATAAGTTTTATTGAAAAAATGTTTGCAGCTGGGCAAGAATTAGGAGTAGGAAATTATACAAAAGCACCGTTTCATTTAGAATTAAGTTTTTTGGGATATGACTCAAAAAGTACTGATGGTTCTCCTAAAAAAATAGAAGGATTATCTTGGATATGGAGAATTGCAATATCTAATCTAGTAACTAAAACTGCAGCAGGAGGCTCAACTTATGTAATTACTGCAGTACCGTTTAGTGATATTGGAAAGTTTAATACTAATTTAATGTTAACATCTATTGTAAATGTAAGTGCTTCAAATGTAGGAGATTTTTTTAAAGAAATAGAATTTATATTAAATAAACAAGATTTAGAAAAAACATTGTTTGGTAACTCTCCTATAACTAGATATAAAGTAATAATAGAAGAAAATAATGAATTATTACAAAATATACAATCTACTTCAATTAGTTCTTGGAAATTACAATCTAAAAAAACAGATGTTTCTTCACAAAGAATGATGTCGATTAAAGGCAATAGTACAATTAAAACTATTTCAATACCAAATGGTACTACATTTAACTCTATAGTTGATTATATATTTGCTAATACAGAAGAAGGACCAATGTCTGTTGCTGGCACAAAAACTAGTGATAGTACAGAACAAAGAAAGAAAAGAATGTTTGCTTTCATACCAATTGTTAAAACACAAGTAAAATATACTAATTTTGATATAGATTCTAATGATTATAACAAAGAAGTGACCTTTAGAATTATATTACACAAAAAAACCGGAGTAATAATTGATGATAAACAAATAAAAAATGATTATATAGACGTAAGTAAACAAAAACTAAAGATATTTAAGCTTAATAAAGCAGGAGTATTTACTAAAACTTATGATTATATTTTTACTGGTTTAAATACAGAAGTCATTAAGTTTGATATAGATTATAACTTTTTATGGTTTGCTATGTTGGGACTATTTAGAGGTAGAGGTAGCATAGGAAAAGCAACAGTTGGTCCAAAATATAATGCTGAAAGTAGAAAAATATTTAAAAATACTAAATCAATTAAAAAAGTATTACAAGCACAACGAGAAATAGTTGGTAAATTTGATATTGTTAGTAATCCTACTTTAAACAAAGAAGAAAAACAATTGATAAGCATATTGGCAGCAAAAAATAGAAGAAATATAGACGCCGCAAATAAATTAAATAGAACAAAAAGAAAAAATATACCAAAACGAAGTTTTGCTGAAGATTCTAAAATAAATTTAGCTGCATTAGGACAAAATCAATTAGTTCCTTTATCTATTGCACAAACTTCTTCTGATCCTGCAGTAAATGTTTCTGGATTAGTTGAAGCAAATTTTTCACAATCTAGGTCCCTATATGGGGCAGCATTAAGACAATTATATACAGGAGGAGGCCCAGGATTTACTCCAGATTTAATGAAAATAAATATGACTATTAAAGGAGATCCATATTGGTTAGGGTTAACGGAAATAGAAATAGAAGAAATGATATTTAAAAATAATTCTAGTACTAAACAAGATGAAACTATTCAGTTAAATAGACCTGACTTTAATTCTAGTACTCCTTTATTTTTACTCACATTTGGAGCACCAAGCAAAATAAGTGAAAAAACTGGATTAGCTGAATTAAAAAAAGAGCAAGTATTTTCAGGAGTATATAGAGCAGTAAGAGTTATTTCTAAATTTAAAGATGGCAAATTTACTCAAGAATTAGAAGCAGTAAGGGATACAGAAATTAATTGGGGTGTAATTGCCACACAAAATGACCAAAATCAAAGAGTTGGATCAATTTAAAGGAAAACATGTCTAGAAGAAGAACGTATAGAGCAGAACCAGAATATTCATTAAATCCATCTGGTGGTAAAATATTATTAGATAAAACTTATATAGGTTTTGTAAAAGATAATAGAGATGCTATTAGAATGGGAAGACTTAGAGTGTGGATACCAGAAATTTCATCTGATCCATCTGAAGAATCAAGTTGGGTAACTGTAAATTATATGTCTCCATTTGCTGGCGCTACATTAGTAGATGATAATAAAACTTCGGGAGAAAAATTTGAAGATACACAAAAAAGTTATGGATGGTGGTTTATTCCTCCTGATTTAGAAAATGAAGTAGTTTGCGTATTTATTAATGGAGACCCTAGTAGAGGAATTTGGATAGGTTGTTTATATAATCAACTTATGAATCATATGGTGCCCGGAATAGCTACAGGAAAATCTTTTGGTGATCCTACTAAAAAAAATGAAAGACCTGTTTCTGAATATAATAAAAAATCTAATGTTCCCATAAGTAACCCTAGAAGACCCACATATGATCCTTTATTTTTGGGTTTACAACGACAAGGACTAACAGAAGATATGATAAGGGGACAGTCTAGTAGTTCAGCTAGAAGAGAATCGCCTAGCAGAGTTGGTGGTATATTAACACCCAGAGGAAATCATTTAGTAATGGATGATGGATTTACTGATCCCGAAGCAGAAATACAAAAAAAATCTCAAGGATTTGGTGTTAAATTTGATAAAAATACCACACCATCTAATCATTCTGATATATTTCCAGTAAGAAGTCCTACTAATAAAAATTTTAGAAGAAGTGAGTTAATACGATTTAGAACAAGAAGTGGCACCCAAGTTCTTATATCTGAAACTGAAGGAATGGTATATATTATTTCTAGAGATGGTAATTCTTGGATGGAAGTAAGTAATGAAGGATACGTAGATATATATGGATTTGGGGACATATCTATTAGAAGTGAAAAAAATATTAATATTAGAGCAGATAGAGATGTAAATTTAGAAGCTGGTAGAGATGTTAATATTAAAGCATCTAAAGATTTTAGATTTGTTCCTAGAGATGAAGGTGACACCGTAGAACCAGGATCAGGAGAAGGGGGAAACGTTAATATAGAAGCAGTTTCAAACCTTAGTACAAAATCAGGCAGTTCAACTTTTATAACTTCAGATACAGATTATCATGTTAATGTGGCTGGATCTTCTTTATTTAATACAGACGGTAATTATGATAATAATATAAAAGGTATTACTAAAATTAATATAGATAAAGATTATCATAAAAAAGTAGGTGGAAAGACATTCTTAGAAACAATAGATACTTTAGATGAAACAATAGGCGGGCAAAGAACAGTTAAAATAGGAGGGAGTGACTATAAAAAAGTAGAGCAAACAGAAACTAGTTGGATTAAGCACACAGCAGATGTTCAGGGAACATGCCCAATAGATACTCCAATTATGATAGATTGTGATCAAACACCAACATTAACTTCTAAACCAACAATTGCATCTATTGTAGGTAATTTGCCAACTGCACAAATATCAGATAAAGAACTAGTTACCACAGGAGAATTTAATCAAATACAAACAATTTCTATTGTAGAAAGACTACCACACCATGAACCTTATGAAGATCATGATTCAGTATTTGGTACTAGAAATAAAGTAGCAGAAGATAGTAAAATAGATGAACGTGGAATTAAATCTGGTTCTATTTCCCCTTCTGCAAAAAAACCTCTGCCAGTTGAGGGCACTGTTAACGGGCAAACTGGTAAATTTAAAGGAACAGGATATGATAAGGATGGAAAACCAATGTATGAAAAAATAGGAGACGCTACTCAAAAAAATACTTGTAGTATGAATATAAGTGAAAGAGGGATAGACTTCATAGCTCAAAAAGAAGGAAACGTATTAACTGTTTATAAAGATTCAGCGGGATTAGATACTATTGGTATAGGACATTTGATTACTAACGAAGAAAAAGAATCAGGAACTATTAATATAAATGGAACACCAACTAATTTTAAAAGTGGAATTACAAAGCAACAATCTAGAGATTTATTTAAACAAGATATTAAGAAATTTGAAAGAGGAATGTGCAGAATAATAAAAGTCCCGCTGAATCAAAACCAATATGATGCACTTATTTCATGGATGTTTAATGTTGGGCAGGGAAATGCAGGATCTAGTACATTAGTAAGAAAATTAAATCAAGGTGACTATGCTGATGTACCTAAAAATTTACAAGCGTGGAATAAAGTAACTGTAAGAGGTAGAAAGCAAGTAAGTGAAGGACTTTCTAATAGGCGCCGGGCAGAAGCTATTAAATTTACAAGTACTGAAGGTACTACTAGGATTGCATGACCACTAATATTTTATATAATTATTAGATCAAATGCCGCCGGGGATGGACGGAGTTACTATTGGTGTAGATACTGAAATACTAAATGATCTATCTGCAAATGATGTTCCATCTGATGCCCTAACAGTAAAATTAGACACCACTGGGGTGCTAGCAGTTACGATTGAATCCTGAACAGTAAATTCTGAACCTAAAGAACCAAAAAGTAATCCACTACTAGATAATGGAACAGGCGCTGACCCAGATACTATACTATATGTTAAAGGAAGAGAAGAAGTAGCTACTAATTGAATATTAATAGTATCTGGAGTTATTGTGTCGTTAACAACAAGATTTTGCGCGCCGCCAGTAGTAAACTCAAAAACTGTAAAACTAAACGATCCCAAACTACCTCCAAGAGTACTCCATACAGGTAGTACGGGAGATTGAGCAATACTAATACCAAATGCTCTGTCAGCAAAATCTACGCCATTAGAAGCTCTAATAGTAAAGTTAAATATCTGACCAGATGGACCAACACTAGGTAACAATCCTGTAATAAGACCAAGACTATCCATGGATATACCAGAAGGAAAACTACCAGATACTAAAGAAAACGTTAAAGGTAGTGGGGAAGCATCTAGCTGAATACTAATGTTTGAATTATCAAAAAAGGTTCCTAAAATGCCTGATGACGTAATCCATGTTGGTGCACCTGCATTAAGAACTGTAATACTAAACTGCCTATCTGAAAACAATATGCCATCACTTGCTCTAATTGAAAAGTCAAAAGTAGTAGTACTTGCTACAAATGGAGCGGTCCCAGATATTATCCCTGTTGATGAATCAATTGAATATGTCCCCGGTAAAGCAGGACTAGTTGGAGAAACAGAATATACTACTGTATCTAAATTAGGGTCTATTGCTAATACTACAAACGTTGTAGTACTATCTGATTCTAATACAGAACCAAGTGATCCTGATACAGTAGACCAATTAGGTGGCAACCCTGGTCCAGTATCCCCGCATAAAGCAGAAACACTTATTATATCTGTATTACTGTTTATTCCAGGAGATGATACTGTTGTTGAAAAAGATGAAAGAATAAGTCCAAAATTTTCTATGATAGCAGTATTATTTGAAATAGTTGGTACAAACGGTAAATCTATTGTGCATGATGCTACTGTTCCTGCTGAATCCGCATTTACTAAAAATCCAGAAAATGCTCCTGTTCCAAATGATGATGTTTTTCCTGCACTATACAATATATCAGAATTACCAAGCACTGTACTACCCAAAAAGTCATCAGATGTACCACCATACACATTTGCAAAAATCAAATTACCAGAACTATCAAATTTCATAATAGTTCCATCGTTTAATCCTGCTCCCGCAGAATTTGTGTGTCCAGTAACTATGATATTTTGAGTACTGTCTAATATTACACTATTTAATCTTATATCAGAAGAACTACTAATAATTTTTTGCCAAATTAAATTTCCTAGACTATCAAACTTAAATAATAGTCCATTATTAGGTGTAGTTGAAAATCCTACTACATAAATTTCATTAGTAATTTTATTAACTACTACTCCCACTGCTGATTGAATTGCCAAAGTAGTAGCTTTTGCCCATATTACATTTCCTGTACTATCTAATTTGCTAATAAAAAAGCTTGAATTGGCTCCAGTAGAACTGTTTTCAGTTATACCGACAATATATATGTTATCAACAGAATCTATATTAATTGCAGTAGGACTAGCCCTACCATTATTTCCAGTTACTGCTGAATCTGTAAGTAAATTAAATATAACATTTCCTGATGGATCATATTTAATAATATGCCCCATTTTAATACTAGATGGATTATCAGTAGACGCACTTATTATTATATTTCCTGCGGAATCTATTACTATTCCATTTGGGTTACTATTTCCATTAGTATCTGGACCAATTTTAGACCAAATATGGTTGCCATTTAAATCAAATTTAGATAATAAAAAAGGTCCTGCTGTATTTCCTACAAATGGATCAGGCACACCACTAAAAATATTATTATTAACTCCTATTACATATATATTATTATTAAATATATAAATTTTTTCATAAATATCATTTCCAGTAACTTGTATATTTCTACTCCATATTAGTGATAAAGAAGAATCAAATTTAGATAATAATGCTTCTGATGCTGTGTTAAAACTGTTTGTAGTTCCACAAGCATAAATATTTCCTATATTATCAATAGCTATATCAGAAAATATATCTGTACCTGTGCCTCCGGCTGCTGTAATAACACCATTAGATCCACCTGGTGGTGGAGGTGGCTCTCCACCAGTGCCAGTACCGCCACTTATAAATGTAGGAGAAGCGATATCCAATGGGTCAATAGCTATTCTCATTCCAGAATCTACTTTTAAGGTTCCATCTAATGTTTCAGAACTAAGGCTATCATTAAAAATAAATTGAAAATTTAATAAAGAACCATTACCACCATTAGAAAAAGATCCTGTTTCTCGTTTAGCTTGTACGTTAACAGATAAAGTTCCAGTATCTGCTTGTGTAAAAATAGTTTGAAATATATCAGTTATATCATAAAACCCTATATTAGAAACTACGCCGCCTGTTCCTAATTGTGTCGTTTGTGTATGATCAAATACAATAGATCCAATAGAAGTTAATAAACTGGTTAAGGCAGTATTTTGAGCATTGGCTGTGCCACCAGTTCTACTTAAATCAAATATTAATTGCCCCCCACTGTTAAAAAAATATCTAGCGTTATCATCATCTACAAACTGAACATCAATTTTTAATGTAAATTGTGTATTCCAAGGACTTACGTTTGAAACATTAAATAACCCCCCAGATGTTATAGAAGATGTTTGACTAATTAATAATTTATCAGTTTCTATTTTAGAAATAGCTGTTTCAAAATCAGAAGATGTATTAATTTGTATTTTTTTACCAACAGCAAGAGTAGATGTATCAGGCACAGAAGAATCTACAGGAAGACCACCTTGGTGTTGAGATAAAATAGCAATGATATTTCTAGCTTGGGTCCACTCTAAACTTTTAATATCAGTATTAGATGTTACAGCATTAATTGGTAAGATAGACTGTCCATATCCACTATCTCCAAAGCCCACTTGGTAAATATTTACTATTCTTGTTCTAAAATTATTAAAATCTGTAGGATTTATTATTCCTTGCACAGAATAAGTCATTTATATTCCTTGATAATTATTTATTACCTATAACTATTTCTATTAAACTTATATCTAAATTAGTTTTATCTTCTAATGACCTACCTATAATAGACCAAGGAGATAAAGAATTTATATTTTTTATTCCAGTTGCAACGCCTTCGATTTCACTAGATGTTAGCCGTTGCCCTTTTTTAACTTTGCCTACTACTTTACAAGGAACCCTGCCAGAAAGAGCAACTAATGGATGTGTTTCATTAGATCCTGCATTTGAATTAAGAGTTAGACCAGGGTTTGTAGATATTACACCGAAAACATCTGTATCAGCATACTCGGTTGTTTTTGTTATTTCAGCAGAGCCTCCCAATTTTACAACATCTCCTGGATGTAAATAAACATCTGACGCATATCGTTCTGCCAAGTCCGAATATTGCGCTGTAACAGCGGTTCCTATAAACTTATTATCTGTTACATTTGCTGATAAATTAAGTCCTACTTTCAATCCTCCTAAAGAAGTTGGAAAAGAAGCAGTTAAATCTATACTAACTGAAGAGGAACCAACTAATACTGATCCTATAAATGTTGGATTAAAAGCAACATTAGACCAAGCTGCCATTACAACTGAATTTACTATTACTAAAATTAAAGGATTATTTATATCACTTAAAAATACGCTACCAGTACTATTTCCTACAGATCCCCCTGGACCAATAAGAATAAGTTTTGTACCATCACAAACTAAAAGTTGACTAGTAGTAGTATTCCAAAACATAGAACCAGCTGGATCTGTACATGCACTTCCTGCAACACCAACAGTTGCAGTGTCTCCTGAAGTAACACTGCCTGCACCTACAAAAGAAGTACCATCATTAACTTTTAATACATTGTTAGCAGAATCCCACCAAAGTTGACCAGCAATGGCATTAGGAGGGGGAGCAGAACTAGAAAAGTTTTCTAATATATGAATAAAATCTTCAGCAATAATTTCACCATAATTAGGAACCTTTTTTCCTAACAATCTAATAGATGAACTTGTTGAATCAATGGTTCCATCTGCTAAGGTAACCAAAAGAGATCCATCAAATTTATTTACTTGAAAAGACATTGTTAATTTTTTCCTATTTTAAAATTTAATTAAATATGTATATTTATTTATCATTTTTTTAAGTTAGTATATTAAACCATATAAGTTAGGATACAGATATACGTAAAGTATACGTTATTAAAAGCTGTCTATTCAAAGATTTTTGAATAGGGCTAAAAATAATATGACTCATTAATAATCCGCCACCGGATGTGTTAGAAAACGATTTTAATCCTATTTCATCAAATACAAAGTCTCCTTCTAAACTAGTGGCATTGTCAAATGCTGCTTGGCCAGATGGTTCATTAAAATCTAAAGTAGCAGTAACAACTATATCTGAAAATAAAGACCCAAGTGTGTGATTAACTGTTATAAAATTATTAGTAGGATCTAAGTTTAAAGGAGATTGATCATTTACAACTTTAATAAATGTTGGATTATATAATTGAGCAGTTGATCCTGTTATATTAGGAGATAAAAAAGTAATAGTGCCTGTCCCAGATACACTAGATCCTCCGTTACCAAATTCCATTTCTTGTATATGACCATCAGGAAGATCAGCTAGTCCTTTTGCTAATACCGTACTCAAGTTTTCAAAATTAATAGCATTATATTTGTCTACTAAAATTTTATTAGTTCGTATATCCTTAATAATTACATGGCCTGTAATTTTAATTTTACTGTTATCTAACATAATTAACCTTTATATTAATTTATTAATAATATTTATATGATTTTTCTTTTAACTGCTCCTGATTTTTTAATAAGAATTTTATTAGATATTTTATCTTTAATTTCTATAAAATCAGCTACATTAATATATGAAATATCATCTACTATATTTTTATTTTTCTTTTTTATTTTAGTCATTATACTTTTGTTCCTTTACTTGAAATAAGAAATTGACCTAATGTAGATTTAGATTTTTGTAGTCCTTCTGGTGACGGGGTGAAATTATATCCTCCTGGAATTTGTTGTTCTAAATCAGCATTAATTACTTCTGTTCCTGCTTTATGTAAAATAGAACCATCTAACCAATCATTATGAAATAAAGTAATTCTTATAAAAATATTATTATCTGGTGCTGTATCAAATTTAATATTTGGAGGTAAAATATTAAACCCAGTTAATTGTTCTATTTTAGTATTTTTTATTGTATCAATAAAGGTTACGGTAATAAGTTTAAATGATAAAACAGATGGCAAAGCAAATATATCAGTAGCTCCATCTCCTGAATATATTATTGTTGAATAAAATGCAGATATTCCAGAATTTGTTATTCCTGTACCTCTATTTAATGTTGACAACGTGTATGTTATATTATTAGAACCATCTACAGTAGGGCCCGAAATATCCCAAAATTCTATTCTATCATCTTCAATATATACTGCACCTGGTTTTTTTTGTAATTTATCTGGAATAGTAAATATATTCAATGGTAATTCTGCCGTTGGTATATTAGAATTAGTTTTTACTACTATTTGAGTATCACCTACTTTATAATCTTGCAATAAAAATGTTTTATGTTTATCAGAAATTCTAATACTTTCTTTTTCATTAAATGAATTTTTTAATAATTTAAAAGCAATGGGCGGTAATTCTGATATACCAGAATATGATGTAATTACTATATTATCAGAAGATGAATGACTTTTAGGAAATTGAATAAAGTTAAATATAGCACTAGAATCCCATTCACTTGAAAGTGATGTTGCTATATCAACACCAAATATATCATTTACTGGTGTACCAACACCATTATGAATAGAAAAAGGTAAACTTGATGCACACGTAATTATTAATTTGTTTATTAACACACTACCAAAATTAGTTGTTCTAATAGTAGCAGTAATACCCAATGGCGCCAAAATATTATCATTATTTATTATACTTTCTATATCCAATAAATCTACAACGCCATCTATTGTACTAGTTTCTATTAAAATAATTGTTGCAGCATTTATTACTCCATTAATATCGAATATTATTGAAGAATTAATTGCTGTAGTAGGATTATTAATGTCTCCCCTAGATTCTATTGTTACAACTGAATTAACTGATCCAGTATCCCATGGAAATGTATCCCACCCTTCTAAAGTACTATCTAAATTATAATCATGTAAAAATAATTTTTTATTATGATTAACAGTAACCCATAAGTCATTTGGATTAAATGGTGTTTGCGTTAATGTATATTTTCCTAATGTATTTCCTTTAAATGTTTCTGTTCTAGGTTTAAGAGTTTTGCTATTAATAATTGATGTAACCCATAGAATATCATTAGCTACTAATGGTACATTGGTAGGATCAAATGTTACAGTTACTCCATCAATTGATATTTTATAATCAAAATTTTCATTTAAAATAGCTACTATAGTTGATTTAACATTTGGCATAAATGTTAAATGAACTGTGGAAGTTAGATTACTGGTTATTGATGAAGAACCAAAAAATGTATTAATTATATCAGATATATCATCAGCTATAATAAATGAATCTCCATTATTACTAACTATTTTAACACTTTCATCTGAATTTCTAATTGCAATTAATTTTTTTAGATTTAAAATAGAATTATTATTTATTGAATTAATAAAATCATTTAAATCTATTTTTGAATCTCCATCTAAATCTAAAATTTGAAAACTTGTAACAGGATCGGAACCAATTGTAATTTTTATATTAATAGAATTAAACGGTAATAAAACATCAACTGATGGCAATATTATTGAATTGATTGTTTCTTCTATTACAATATAATCAGTATTTAAGGTTAATTGAACATTATCATTAAAAAGAATTAAATTCGCAGTATCAACTGGCACGCTATTTAAAATTATATTTTGTTGAATTCCATCTGAATCAAAATAAGTAGTTTCCGGAGGATTCAATAAAAATGCATTATCTCCTGCATCTGCTGCATTTGATTTATGTATGAACATAGCAGAATGTTTTGGTACTGCTGATGGAGGAATAAGACTATTTGGTAATGTTAAAATATTACCTGTTAATTCTGAAGAGCTACCAACTGTAAATGGCAATGTTTTAATGGTTGTAAAACTAACAGTATTTACATCAAAAACAGTAACATTAATATTGCTACCATTTGAAGGAGTGCCAGAAGTAATGGTTAAAGAACTGCCAGATATAGTAAAAGTAGCAATATCTCCATCTACTGTAACAAATGTTCTTGCTGCAGTACTACTAGAATCTAATGTAAACGTTGTTGTAGACCCATCTCCTACAAAATAATTTTGAAATAATATTCTTGAATTAGAAGCAGTGTCTTCGCCGCCTCCTACAGAAAAACTAGTTATTTTTATTACATCACTTGCAGTAGGTTCATTACCAGAAGTAAATGTCAACTGTCTTAATGAAAAATCAATATTATAATCATTATTAACATCACCATTCCCAAAGAATTTTTGTAAAGTGCCATTTATGTGTACTTGAATGGAGTCAATTGTAGAAGGAAATTGTAATATATTATAAGGTCCTGCTAATGATGAAGAATTAGCAATTATTCTATTTGATGTCACAATAGGTGAACCAGCAATTCCTTTAGTATATGTTGATATAACAACACTATCAAAAGAATCCAATTTTAATAATTCTTTTGGGCTATTTTCACTAACCAAAGGTTGCATAAAAAAGTCACCGTCAACATTGATTGTACTTGGTCCTTCTGGAACACTAAGAAATGTCTGCGTAATAGTTATTTCCACTATAGAACCAGTTAAAGGAATAGACCCTGCTGTAAATGTTATTATAGTATTAGTACTATCTAACGTATAATTATTTGATATTCCTTCTATTTGTAATATATCATCAACTTTAACTATTACATTACTTGAAGAAGTAACATTTATAGGAATAGTAAAAATAGAAGTTGATCCATTTCCAGTAAATATTAATACAACATTATCTTTTACATTTCCACCAAAAATATCAACATCTAATTCAGAATTACTTGATAAATCTAAACTTTCATAATTAACGCCACTATATATGCATCCAGAAAGTAAATTATTAACATTTTTTTCTGGCATTATATCAGAAGGAGAATAATATTTTAATATTCTTCCACCAGCTCCATCAATTGTTGGTATGGATTCCCACCCTATTGTATCCCATTTAAACTCATCCCAACCTGAAGGCTGTTCACAATCTATTCTATCCATTAAAATTTTAATTTTAATTTGTCTAATTACTGATGGATTAGTAGAAAAATTATCAAACCAGTCAGACCAAGGTAGATTGTTTGCTAATATATTTTGATCAGTTGGATCATTTGGATCTAATGTTCTAAACATACCTAAAACTGTATCAAAATATACTGGATTATCAAAATCTGTTACTTTTGCTGACGCCATTTCAATATCGTTAAATAAATTTCTTATAAATGTTCTTAATTTAACATGATATGGCTTTACTTCTGCTATATAATCTAAAATAGGGTCAATCTTAAGTCTATTAGGACTAAAAACTGGGGTTTGAATTAACTTTTCATCAAACCCTGATAATGTAATTAAGCTAGTTTTAAATGCCCAATCAACTATATTTTGTTCACTGTGTACATAGTTAATAACACAAAAGAATAATTCATTAATTTCTAATGGTATTAAAATATTATTTTTCAATTCTTCTATTATAGTAAATATTTCAGAAGTAGGTAGAGGATCCCACATAAAAGAGTCCCACGTATTTTCATCCCAACCAAACCCTTCTGTAGATTTATAAGAAGTATCATTAAACTTAACAGTACATAGTTCTCTTCCTATTTTTACAAAAATTCCATTAACAACTTGATAAATGGTGTATTTTCCTAATCCTCCATCATCTACTTTAATAATAGAATTTTCTGCGAAAGGAGCAGCAGCGTCTCTGTCACTTATAGTAGCAAATTGAAAATCTATTGGTGTATTGGAATCAAAACCATCTGCGAACCAATCAACCAATGCCCAAAAATCAGTTAAATCTGTTGCTTGTGCTTGGATCGGTTCCCAATTATTTTCAAAATTTATATTATATTTCCATATTGTCCATTTATTAAAAGTATCTAAATTGGGGTCTACTAAAACAGTATTACCTTGAATCAATGTATTAGTTAATGATAAATTATCTCTTGCTGCTATATCAACTACATGAAAATCCACTGTTGAATCAGAAGGCTCAACTTGAATAAAACTAATTCCATCAGTAGCTCCTGCTCTATCATCTAATAAACAAACTTTAGATAACATATCATTTACGCAAGTAAAAAAACTTTCTCTTGCTTTTAAAATATTCATTATCCATGATTGCCTAGGTCTTTCAAAATTACCTATTTGCTGTAAAATAGGTAAATTAACATCTGGTACAATTCTACTTAAATTATCTATACCAGATATACTATCTCTCATTTTATTCCATAATTTACTATTTGGTATAGAAGTGCCGTCACCAGGTCTATGTAGCACCCATTGTTTATGAAAGTTAATATCATTATCTAATTCTTTCCAATTAATTCTTAAAATAGAATCATTATCAGTTAAATTAGGAAAATTACCTGATATAATTAAAGAATTATTAGAAATTGGAGAAAGCCAAGATATTCCAGAATTAGTAGGGTTTTTTATTATATTAGAAACTGATTTTGCTGATAATGTTCTTGTAGATTTAGTGGGAATAGTAGTTTTATTTTTAACCCAAAAATAATATACTGATATAAAATCTCCTAAATTTTTATCAAATTCTTCAGATAAAACAAACGGCGCGGTGGCAGGATCACCTTTAACTTCTCCTGATGGTATATCTAATTTATTAATAGAAATTTGTCCTGCATTAGATATAACTAAATCTTCCCAACTGTCTGGAGAAACAGGTGATTTAACCCATTCAAAAATATCAATAGAGGCACCTGGAGCCAATTCTCCCCAATGATTTCTTTTATATAAATTATCATCTAATTCATAATTTAAATACTTTGCAGTAGATATATCCCACCATAAATAACCTACTTGTTCTTCTCCCCAATGGTTATTATTATCTATGGTTGAAATTAGTGGATCTCCATTAGTATAAATTGCAATATCAGATTCTAATTTAAGAGTAAGTTCTTTTTCTGCTGCTCCTGGTATTATTCCTTTAGCAGGGTCCCAAATTGTAATAAATTCTTCTATTTTATTTGAAGATTTATTAGTTAATATACCTCCTAATATTTTAGAAGTATCTACTTTTTGTTGTAAATTACGAACTAAATCCCAAGAAATTGTATTCCAAGAGTATACTGCCCATTGTTTTTCTAAGTTTATTTTATTTAATTTAAAAGATTCAGCTATATTACCTGTTATATCTTCAAAAAACAATAATTCTCCTTTTAAATGAGAAATAATTAATACATCATCACTATTTACTGATGCTATTACGTTAGCAATATTTGAAAAATTTATTATAGATGCTAAGTCACCTACATTAATAGTACCACTATTATTTAATGGAGGCATTGATTCATCTATTGTAATAGTTCCTATAGATGATGAAGTTTTTGTTTTATTATCAAAAACTTTAACATCAATAACAGGATTTATATCAGGAGTATTAATTGTTCCTCTTGTGTTAATTTGGTATACACTACTATCAACAAATATTAAATCTCCTTTTTGTAAATCAGTAGTTATAAAATTATCACGCTCAATTAATGTATTTACTCTTATATTAGTCCAATGAAAAATATCACCACCAAATCCTTTTGTGTCTACTTCCACGCCCACTTGATCTTTATCTAATAGCTCAAATCCAGATATATAACTATATTCTATATCAACTGTGGCTTGTCCTTCTGTTGAGTCAGTTGTATCTAAAAATATCTGAAACTCTGTGTTTAATGAGTATAAAAAAGAAGTGGAGAAAACAGTAGTTGCTTCTGTTTGCAATGTTCCGCTAGGCGTTGCCAATACCCTCGTAGTATTAGCAAGGTCTCCAAAAGAAATAGAAGTTAATGGGCCATCAAAAGCTCTAGTTACTGTTATTGTTATTTTATCAATAGTAACCTGAGCATTTGATAAAATAGTAACAATAGGTATAGGGGATACTGTACCAGCACTTAATAATATACCTGTTATAATTGGTGTAGTATTAGCCAAATATGTTCCATCTATAATAGGAGAAACTTGCAACACATTTGATAAAATTATAGTGTCTAAATTAGAAATAACAGTGTTTATATTACTTGTAGTTGATACTATTGCAGCTTTAGAATTACCTAAATTTGGAGATACTTCATCAATTGTAATATTAAAATCAGATAGCCTAAATATCCCCCAATCTCCTATACCAGTATTCAATACCCATATAATATTACCAATTGATAATGGTGTATTAGCTATTAAATTATCACTAAATGCACTAAAAAAAGAATTATTATCAACAACAATTAAATCTGGTTCTCCTAATTTAACATACCCTGCTGATAATAAATTTTCTATTTTTGGTTCTCCTATATTAGATAAAGGAAATATATTATTTAAGTCATTTGGCTTTGTGATCCATCTATTATCATTTTTTTCTATATTAATTATTTCATCAAATTTATTATCTTTTAAATTCTTAGAAAATTCAAAAAATTCTATTAATTGAGGATTGGTTTTTATTTCACTTTGTTTAAATATTATTTCTAAAAATTTATTAGAATCTACCCCACCAAACTCTCCAATTCTAAACGCCCATTCTTCAAAAGTTTTAAAATTAGTTGTTTCAGTAATAAACTCAGATCTAAACATTCTATTAAGCACGGCTGATGTTCCTTTTTCTTTCATCATGCCCTGCCAAAATTGAAATTGAGTAGTGTTGTTAAATAATAATTTTTCTAAATAATCTCTACCTTGAAATCCTATTAAATGTTGAGAATGTTTGCGCAAAATAGTGTCATCTATAGAGTTTTCAATATCAAAAAAGTTTTTAAAATCATGTGTTACCCGTTCATAATTAGAAAACAGCGAACCATCTGAAATAATACATCCTGGGGCATCAAGTCTTCCTGCCCAATCAGTTGTTCTAATACTAAATATTTTTAATCTAGGTTGTCTAATATTAAATAATGGATCATAAACTACATCATTGAATAATGTTATATTATCAAATAATATAATGTGTTCTATTTCTGAAATAGATACTCTTGCTGAGAAAATACTTTGGTCATTTGTTTTTGGTATTATTTCTAATATATCATTAATTCTTGATACTTCCGTATTTTTTGGATCTATTAGTTTTCCTTCTTTATCTAATATGGAATAAACACCATTAATTATTTTTTCAACTGGATTTACTATACCTTGCTTATTAGTAAATTTTACTTTTCTAGCTATTGGACTTACTGAAATAAAATTACCTTTGTCCCAATTAGATTGACTCCATAATAAAAATTCCTTACCAGATTGCTCAAAATTGAAAAATGAATTATTTTGAAAATCAATTTCATCAAATAACCAACCTATAGATTCTAAATATCTTTGATAAGATATTAGAAAATCAAAAACTAATTGTCTTGATGAAAAAATATGCCCATATGAAATTTGTTGTATGTTTTTAGGATTAACGCCATTTTTAAATAAAATAACTGATTCATCTCCCACTGTTATTTTATTTTTTCTTCCTTTTTCATCACTAGGTATAATATTAAAAATAGGTGATAGTTGATCATATCCTATAACTCTCCAACCAGTTCCTTCCCACTCTATTAATACTCCACTATAAAATTCTTCTTTGATACTAGGTGATGTATATAAACTAATTGTTATATTTTCTTGAGGAACTAACCCAAAATTTTCAGATAAAATTTTAGTGTTGTTTGCATCTATAAATCCAGAAGATTTGTGGCCAAGTTTAACATTTAGTCCTCTCACTTTATCACCAAAATTACTAGCAATATCTTTTCCTTGATATGTAATAAAATCAGAAATCCATTGGCTTATGCCAGAACTTATTTGAATTATATCATTAGAATCTTTTTCACCATGAACAATAAACTTATCATGAGTTGGTCTGTTTTTTGTTGGTATAAAAATTATTTGGCTATTGATTGGGTCTCCTTTTAATATAGTTTTATAATTTATAGGATCCCAGCCTAGTTCTATAAATTTAACTGGTTCCATTAAATAAGTAGCTTGTGCTACAGCAAATGGATAATTAGATGTTCTCTTCCATACCGTTTCTATTGGTCCTTCCTCTCCAAAACTCCATTCTTTTTTTCCATCAATACCTGAAGGTGTTTGAGGAATTATACCAGCTTCTATAGGATCTAATAAATCTCCATTATCATTAACAGGAATAATATTTTTCAATCCAGGTCTAGCAAATCTAGTATCTATTCCTACTCTATTTCCAGAAAATATAAAGCCTTGTTCTAAATCATTCCAAAGAAGTGTATTTCCTTTAGTATAAGGTGCCACGCCATACCTACCATCCCACCAAGATGGTTTTATACTAAACCCTAACATTTCCCAAGGTGATGTATGCGGTCTAATAGTGTCAAAGAAAAATCTATATATTGCTTTCCAACTACCTGTTACTGGTTTTTGTTCAAAATCTAAAGATCCTGTAAAGTTCCAAGTAAATTTATTTAAAGGAACAAAAGTAGTATTTTTTCTATAATCTACATTGTTTTTTATGGCCCATCTATTAAATGAATAACTTAATAATTTATTAAACTCTTCTATTCTATACTCTGAAAGCCTAAATCGGCCATCTACGTTTAAAATATGGTTTATAATAGGTAAATTTTCTGTTTTATAATTAGAAGGTATATTAGAAAATATTCTATTTTCTAATTCTAGAATAGCATCATCTTTTTCATTACCTGCAGCAATATATATGCTACCATCATGTCCCATTATAACTTCTGTTGGTGTAATAAATGTATCATCTATAAATTTACTAGGAGTATATACAGGGTAAACACCTAATCTAGATGGAGTGGAGGGAATATAAGTATTAGTTCCTCCCATTTGACTATTATAAAAAGGAAAATCAGAAGTTTTACTTAGATTTATCATTGATAATGCATTATCTACCCAAAAAGAAGGAGTAGCACTAGGAAATCTAGCTATATCAAAATCAGCTGATTTTGAAAATTCAGTTATTTTTCTAAAAAATTTATTTTGAAATCTAGCATACTCTCGTTCTACAAATCTAGATGCTTTCATTATATCTAAATTTTCATCTGATGATAATAACATGGTTTTTAATAAAGGTGCCGAGTGTTGCAAAATCGATAATCCTAAATTTCTTAATTGAGGAGTATCTCTCCAATTATTAGAACCAGTGCTCTCACCTATTATTCCATCTTGGTGTTTTATTATATCTGAAAAATGTTTAGAAAAATCAGAAATAGAACCACTTTCAAATTCTGAATTATTAGGATTAGCTTGTAAATTTAAAGGAATTTCTGAAAATCCTATTAATGTTTCTTTTGTGGGTCCTGCTTCACTAAAAGATTTAACTAATAATCTACTATTTTCTTTAATTAGTGTTGTACTAATGTTAATTCTTCTAAAATCCCCATTACCAGTCATAGTTTCTTCTAATATAAAATCAATGGTTTCTTCTAATTCTACACCATCTAACTCTACTATTAAATTGGGGAGTTCATCTAATGGTTTTAAAGGCATATCTGGATTTTGAGAAATATCAAATTTATTTTCTAATAGACTACTAATAAAAAATTCATCATCTATATATTGCTTTGATAAACGTGAAACAGGAAACCAATCATTTGAAAATGAATCTATTTGAAAATTAAAAGCATTTCTATGATGAAAGTAAAAACCAATTATGTCATTTCTTCCATTATTAAAAGTAAATCTATCAGTAACTAAATTATTTTCAAATATTATTTCTCCTAAACTATCTACTGCAATATTTTTATTTAAAATAGTATCTGCTATTCCCGTAGGACTATTATCTATTTTAAAACTAAATAATTTACCTCCAGAAAAGTTATTATTAGGATAAGTGGTTGTATCATCTAGTCTAACTGAATCAATATCATATAGTGTAAATAAAGGATCTTGGTTTAATGATATTTTTAATTGAGAAAATACCCAAGAAGTGCCATTATAGGTTAATTCTTTTCCAAAATTTACTAAACCAAAGTTAACTAGAATTTGTTCGTTTAATACAGGAGCACCTGATGGATTAGATCCATCTTTATTTAATACTAAAGTTAAAATATTAGTATCGCTTATTCCAGTTATTGTATATACTCTATTATTAATAGATGAATTTGTATCAGAAATAAAAAGTACATGTAATCCATCCCTAACTTGTACTCCATCTATTTCAAGGTCTAAAGGACCATTATCCCATAATTGTGAATCCCAGCTGAATATATCCCACGCTTCATCAATTGAGCCATTAACTTCAGAAAAAATATTAGTATGAACTAAATCTAATAAATCTACATTAGGCCTACGTAAAGTTCCAAAATTATATAATTCTAAATCTCTTAAATATTCTATAATAGGCCGCTTTGCTTGTAAATTAATATCTAAAGAAAGTTCTGAAGAACTAATAACATCTTTATGAAACCATCTATTACCTTTACTCCAAGCATTTTCATCATTAGAGCCCCTAGCCATTACTATATAATCAGGATTAGAATAAGGATTTGTATCATCCCAAAGACAATCATCCCAAGCAAATACATCCCAAAGACATTCAAGGATTTCATCTTCTATTAAAATAATGCCTTGCCCTACTCCTTCTATTATAAAAATTTTATCATTATTTAGGATGTTAGCATCGTTTTTAAAAGTAACTCTCATACCTGAACTAAAAATTAATCCACTAGAAGTAGTAAAAGATTTTTTTCCTAAAATATCATTTGAAATATCAGTTGAATCTGTTATATCTATAGAATCGGGGCCATTTTTAAGCCAAAAATAATTAGTAAAATTTAAAATTTTATCTAAATCTATAGCCGGTGACCAAGAATAGTATATTTGTTCAGATAATCTATGTTGATTAATTACTATTCCTCCTTGAAACCTAAGTTGGTTAACTAAGTCGGGATAAAATAATTTATTATTAACTTGATTAGAATTTTTATTTATTGACACCATAACTGGTTCTAAAGAATAAAAAGAACGACCTAATGTTGGTTCTTCAACATAAAAGTCTTTATTTATATTAAAATATTTTGGTTTTTGTCCTATAAATCCTGATATTTTTTCTAGTTTACCAGGTTGAAATAGTTGATTAACTGTAGAATTAAAAAACTTTGTTAATGAATCAGTTTGATGTACTGTTGGAAGTAATTTTTCTATGTTTCTACGTTCAACCATTACATTCCTATTCTTAGATTTGTTTTAGTATTATTAGTTATTATTTGTACATCAGAAACTCTTGCTGCTGAAATAAATATTTCATTAGAATTAGATTTAACTTGGAATAATTCACCAAACTTAGAATCTTGATCTTCTGGAACTATTACTACCGAAGCAATTAATGTAGGCAATCTTTGATGTATAAACGCTGCTAATTCAGTATAATAAAACGTTTCACCAAAATCCCAATTTTGTGGTAAGAAAAAATCATTGATAGCAGATATTACTTGACTTTTTATTTCCCCATCACTTACACTAACATTTAATATTTTTGTTACTTTAAATTTTGCTCTTAATTCTTCAATTGCTTGTCTGCCAAATAATATTTTATATGTTACTGGTCTCCATATTATTTCATCTGATATCATTTTAAATTGTTCAAATTCACTAAAAGATAGTTTCAATTGTGCAGGACTAGGTGGTTCAGGCATAACTGATAATTCCCCATCTTCATCAAGCCACTGCCTAATTAATGTATCATAATTTGAATCTAATATAAAAATATCTATTATATTAGTAATTGCTGGATCTATTCGTTGATCTACAGGAGCAAAGTGTTGCCATTGAAATTTTAAATTTTTCCTACCAATTTTATATACATATGTATTATCAGTAATTTTTATAAAATTTGGGGATATACCAGTTGTAGTGAAAACTGCAGGTACATCTGTTTTTAAATATTTGTAAAAAGATAAATCATTTGCATTAAATATTACATCATTTATATTTAAAAATAAAGTGTATAGTGTATCATTTTCATTAGCTGCAACACTAGTAACTAAATTAGTGGGAATTAATTGACTAATACCATCTTTATCAATATTAGATTTCCAAAATATATATTGTTTTTCTATAGCTATATCATTACCTAAATCATTCATAATAACAGTTTCATCAAATGCTTTAGGATTATCTGGGGCACCATCATCATCTTTATCAGAAAATGATATTTCTATTCGTCTAGGTTCTAAAGAACCATCCGATAAAAATACATTATCTACAGTATCCCATATTTTATTTTTTTCTAAAGATTTTCCTAGTATTTCTCCTGGTTTAGAATTGATGTTTAAAACAGTTATTGAATCTTTATTTGGCAATCCAGTAATTTGATCTATTGTTTTTAAATTATTTGAAAAAAAGAATCTAACTGCTTTTTCACTTTCAAATAAAAATTTAATAGTTCTAAATGTAAATGAATATAAATTAGTAGAAAAATCTGCTCTGATAAGCCAACTATCATCTTTATTTGTTAAACTAGTGTCTCCTTCATTCTGAAGACTAAATGAAGAGTTTATATTACCTAAGTTTTCTCCTTTTATAATTTTCCAAGATAAGTTTGATATATCATATCTAACACCAAATGTATTATTTTGATCTATTTCAGATTGAATATCTATTATTTCTGTAGAATTAAAAATAGATCTAAATGTGGGAACTATTTCTTTAACCCAATCATTTGTAGAAACATTTTGATTTAATTTAACTTTTCCTTCCCCTGATGTTTGAAATCCATTTCCATCATCTATTATTGAAATTACTGTTACCCACCCTGCTATATTAAAATTTAACAGTGAACCTATTTTAATAAAATCTTCAGGAATACCTCCAGAACCTACGCCTATTTGTATTCCACCGCCAACAGGAGAACCACCTATAGTAGATGTAGTAGAATTTCTATTAAATTTTCCTGTACTAGTAAATGTAGAAGACGATGCTGCCTCCCATAAAATAAATCCTGGTATACTAAATGGATTAACAATGGGATTTTGTTTTGGAAACTGGTCTAAATAAAAATTTTTAATATTTGTTTTAATTAATTCAGGAGCAATAATTGTATTAATAATTTCTATAGAGGTTACAGAAGTAGGTAAAGAAAGAGTTGTTAGTTTATTAGTTACGTCTTTAAATATTAAACCATCATCTGCAAAAACATTAGCATCTTGTCTAACAGAAGTTGGATCATTAATATCTATAAATCTACTATGCCCAGAAAAAGTTCTATTTAGTGCTTTTACTTTTAAAGCTAAAGAAGACTGTAATGGAAAAACATTATAATCTTCACCATTAACCATTCTACCTTGTGTTTGAAATAACTCTGGAGCTCTATTTCTTATTTCTTCATCAGTTTGTGCTATAGCAGCATTACTAATGGTTTCTTGTAAACTAAAAGTTATATTTAAGTTAAATGTTTGTCCTAAAAGATTATTATAAGGAATACCTACTGTTATATCATTCATATCTTGTGGTCTTATAGAATCAGACGTACCTGAACTTACTCTATACCATATTCTAAATAATCCTACTGGTATTTCTCCAAATCTTCCATCAGCAAACCTAATTGAAATTTGATCATTATTTCTAGTTATAACTGAGAATATATTTCTTATATTTTTATCTACACTATTAAATATTACATTATTTCCAGTTACAGCAGGAACTTTAATCCAATCTTGAATAACACTACCATTATCATTGATTTGCTGAACAAATACATCAGTTTGGTTAATATTATCTACGTCTATATCTATTACCCTATTTTCCACAGGATTAACTAAATTAAAATCACTAAATTGAAATTCTCCTTGTTTAAAAAGTAAAAAAAATCCTGTTTTTTGACTAGAATTTCCATTACCATCTGAACTATGTATAATAAATATTGAACCATTAGGATTGGGATTTCTTTCAAAAAATAATCCGTCATTATCAAAATCTACATTAACTATATCAAATGGCTGATTTACGCCGTTAGCAATAGCAGAAAATGCAATATTACCTGCGGAAAAAGGAATATTATTTAATTGAAATAATTGAGTCTTTAAACCACTAACTGTTCCTTCTTTTACAGGATCACCAAATGGATTAGTAGACAAAAATGCGGAGTTTAAAATTAAAACAAACTGCTCAAACCAATCTGGATTATTTGGATCATCCCAAGAAACAGGTATTCCATTTAAATCATTACTATTACTATCTATTATATCTTCATCAGTTTGTATTTTAATTATTTTAACTAGTCCTGTTGCTGCTAAATTTCTTTGTGCTTGAAAACTAATTAACTTAGCTAGCCTTAAAATACTATCTCGTCGTTCTGCAGAGTCAATAAAGTTTTCCCTAGCATTTATATCCATTCTAAAAGCTAGACTACCACCTAAATATGCTAGTAAATCAAGAATTGCTATAAATTCAGAACTTTCTACAAAGTCATTAAAGTCTTCCGGAAAATTAATTTTTATATAATCAACCATAGCAGCTCTGATAGTATCAAAATCAAAAGCATTGAAGTTAATCTCCGTAAAAGCTTTATGAAAAACTCTCCAATCTTCCCCTGCAAATAATGTTGATTGTCTTACTACTTGTGACATTACTATCTCTCCTGCAAGGTTTTGTCAAAAATAACACTAAGAGAATCTAAAACTTCAAAAGGTTTGAAAAATAAAAAAACTTCTAATTTTAAACCATGTTCAAATGAAGTAACTTGTATATCTTGCAATTCTACCCTAGGTTCTTGATTTATAATATTTTTAGTATCTTCTTCTACTAAATTCACGACATTATTATCAAACGGTTCAAATAGTAAATCCCAAGCAATAGAACCAAAATCACTTAGCATAACCCTTTCGCCTTTTCTAGTCATAAAATGATTTAATAAATCTCTTTTTACTAATTCTATATCATGTATGGTTTCATTCCCTATAAATGAACCTACAGTGCTAAACCCAGTAAAAAGATTTATTCGATTAATATTTTTCATTTTTTATCTAGTTATTAAATATACATATAAGTATATTTATCAATCAAAAATATAATAACATATTATATTTGACTTATATAACTAGGTATCATATACTTGTTAAATACTATTTTAAAGGTAAGCCATGATAACACCATATATCGAAATATTTGCGTCTACTGATGTTGAATCTGATGGACCACATCCTGGTAGAAATTCTATGTTAAGTTTTGCTACCGCAGTAGTAAATATAGACAAAGAATTAATTGCTACTTTTAGTAGAAACCTTAAATGTTTACCAAACGCTAAAATGGATTCTAGAACAGAACAGTTTTGGAAAAGGGAACCAGAAGCATGGAATAATTGTAGAAAAAATACTATTGAACCTAATAAAGCTATGCATGAATATTTTAATTGGGTAATGGAAATCAAAAAAATAGGTAGACCTATTTTTACTGCATTCCCATTAGGATATGATTGGAAAATGATAGATTGGTATTTTCATGAATTTATGGGAAAAAATCCATATGGAATAAGTGGTTTAGACATTAAATCATATGCAGCGGCCGCTTTAAAATTAGGAAAATTTAGTAATAGTAGGAAAAGAAAATTTCCAAAAAGATGGTCTAATGATTTACCTCATACACATATCGCAATGGATGATGCCATTGAGCAAGGAGCTCTTATTATCGATATGATAAGAGAAGTAAGAAATATGCCGCCCATTGATAATTTAAAAAATCTTATTGATTAAAGAATGAATAATTTTTTCTATTTGATATTATCTATTTCTAATCTTCATATCAAAACACCAATACGTAGCAATTTCCTTTACTTCGTGTTTTAATTTATTGGAATTACAGTGTTTTCTAGTTAAATTATTTAAATCATATAATTTAGTAGTGATTAATTTCTTATTTTCCTTATAAAAACTAACCCCAATGTAATTTGGATTTAAATCTATTCCTAAATATCTTCCTTTTATAGTAGGCTTTGGTTTTAAA